TCTTGCTTTGGAACCGCTAGGTAGAGATCTGAAACCTCAGACTCATCCTGGTTGGGATAAGTATAGGGATACTCCCTTCCGTCAAAAGTCTTGTAAACAACCTCAATTGCACCACGCGAGGGCTTAACCCCAATCTTCCCAAGATTTCGAAGATTGTAGCGATGCGCGATGTACCTCTGAAGACGTGTCCAATGATATTCCCAAGCCTGTTCACCAGGTAGAGCTATTGGTAGCTCCCATCCAAGACCATAATTTTGGTTGGATGCGAACAGGTTAAGGAGTCCGTCTTTAGTCGTGTGTCGGATCTCATCTCTATGAAGAGAGAGAAAACGAGAGAGCGCTTGTATTTGTGAAAAGGATGTAGGACGAATCGCATTCCACGCGGCTCCTAGGTCATGGACCGGATCGGAGCTTTTCACTTTTGCGGCTGAACCTTCAACAAGGAGGCCAACTGTAAAGTAAGGAATATAATCCCAAACCCCCGTGGCAGGTTCAAGTCGATCCTTGCAGAGAAATCTCCATTGCTGACTATTAACAGTAGCAAGGAATTCATGCTCAAGAGACTTGCCCGGTGAGAGTTTGAAACCAACTTCCTCAATACGGCGTAACCAAAAAGTGCGTAAGAACTTATTCATCATAAATAGGATATCGTCTCCATTAATCAGAACAGCAAGTTCCGAAAACCTGAGATGACGTCGCTGAAAGGGCTTCTTCCTTTTAGAAGTAGACCTCTCCCATTTATAATAATTAAGTTCGTTGATATAGTCTTCGAGAGCTAACCAGTAGCAAACTAAGTTAGCAATACACAAAACCGGAAATGAGAGCGTAGAGCCCATAAGCTGACCATTTTGCTGTCGGCCTGGTAGTAAACCATCTTTCCTGATCTGTGAAGGCTTACCCGGATATTCAAGAGTCTGCTCATAAAGGACATGACGAAGAACCTGTTTCCAAGTTTGAACAATGGAAGCGTCGGAATCGTCAATCTTAGTGAGAAGAGTTTCGAAGATCTGCTTGGTAAACCTGATATCGAGACCATCAGTGGCAGCACTGTAATCTCCACTATTCCATACCCATTCACCGGGACAGCGCGGATCATTTGCGATCAGACGACTCGTCCTGTGCTGTGAAAGGAACTCAAAGTTCGCGGGCTCAACAGGCTTACCTATGAGACTGAACTGGGGTTTTCGCTTCAAGAAGCTATGCATCTGTTTTTGCATAGGCATCGAAGCAGCGTATGTTAGTGGATCACCTTTGGAAACCAATCGGACTTTAAGTGGCTCCAAGATCGGAGCAACCTTTACCGTGTCGTTGCAAGCGTGGGTAGCCGCCGAAACTAGGAGAGTCATATCAATCATTGGAAATGTCTTGATAGCTCGCTCTGAGTCTTCATGGGAATTGACTTTGCGCACAGAGTCAATAGGAGTCGGAACTCCAAGCCACCCACCCACGACAATTTTGCCTCGGTTATCCAGCCCAAAAATCTCAGAGTGAG